GAGAACATACGTACCAGTATTGGTTCGTGGTGAAGAGTCTGAAGGTGTTAAGTTTTGGGGATTTGGTAAAAACGTTTACCAAGAACTATTAGGGTTCTTCGCAGATCCAGATTATGGTGATTTAACCGACCCTGTAAATGGTCGTGATGTAACAGTAGAATTCAAAACTGCTGCTGAATTGGGTAAATCTTATCCCGAAACTTACATTCGTGTTAAACCAAGCACTACTCCAATCTCAGAAGACTCAAATGTATTGGAAATGTCAAAAGACCAAATCGAACTTCCAGGTATGTTCAAAAAAGTAACATATGAAGAAATGGAAGGTATGTTGAAGGAATGGTTAGAAACTGGCGAAGTATCAGACTCTAAAGAACAACCAACTGCTGAAACAAGTAAACCGACTGAAGCAACTTCTCCTGCATCTAACGTAAAAGATGCATTCGATGATTTATTTAACGACTAATTAGTATGGCTAAGAAGAAGGAAAGTTCTCGTGATGAACTATCTTCTATCCTCGCTAACAACCTAAACAAGAAGTTTAAGTCCGCCAATAAGGTGGCTTTCTTCTTGGATGGGGAAGAGACAACTCCTACCGACTTAGATGAGTGGGTATCGACTGGCTCTCCTATGTTAGATTTAGCAATCTCAAACCGACCAAATGGTGGATTACCAGTAGGTCGTATTACTGAGATTACAGGATTAGAGGGTAGTGGTAAATCACTATTGGCAGCTCACTCAATCGCAGACACTCAGAAGAAGGGTGGTCTCGGAGTCTATATAGACACCGAGAACGCAATGAATCAAGAGTTCTTAGAAGCAATTGGTGTAGATGTCAAAAAGATGTTATACGTTCCATTAGAAACTGTGGAAGACATCTTTGAAGCAATCGATTCAATCATTGAATCAGTTCGTTCTTCTGATAAGAAGAAATTGGTTACAATCGTAGTTGACTCCGTAGCAGGTGCATCTACTAAAGTTGAGATATCAGCTGATTATGACCAAGCCGGTTACGCAACTCAAAAAGCCATCATTATTTCGAAGGCAATGAGAAAGGTAACTAATCTTATTGGTAGAGAACGAATTTCACTAATCTTCACCAACCAATTGAGAACACGATTAGGTGTATCATTCGGTGACCCTTGGACAACGAGTGGTGGTAAGGCAATTGCGTTCCACTCATCGTGTAGATTAAGACTGAAACAAATGGGTCAGTTAAAATCCAAAGTGGGTGGTGTAGACCAAGTGGTTGGTATCAAGACTCGTGCTCAAGTAGTTAAGAATAGAATGGGGCCACCACTCCGTTCGGTAGATTACGATATTTACTTTGATAGAGGTATCGATAATTATGGCTCTTGGTTACAAATGATGAAGAGTTACAAACTGATTGACCAAAGTGGTGCTTGGTACACTTATGTAGATAAAGAGACTGGTGAAGAGATTAAATTCCAAGCTAAGAATTTCGAAGACCTCTTAGAAGAGAAACCCGAACTAAAAGAGTCGATTTATTCTCAAATTTGTGATGCATACATTATGTCTTACAAAAAATCAAGCGCAGAAGCAAACATAGATAACGTAGAAGTAGAAGATTTCGATGCATAATAGATACGCAGAACTCCTCAAAGAAGTGAGTAAAGAACATAGTGAAGTTAAAGACGAAAGTCTAAATGATAACGTTCTAATCATAGATGGATTAAACCAATTTATCAGAGTATTTGGGGCAGTACCTGCGTTGAATGATGATGGAGAACATTGTGGTGGTGTGACAGGATTTCTCTTGTCCACCGCTGCAACCATCAGAAGATTGAAACCTACACGTGTCGTTATCGTGTTTGATGGTAAGGGTGGGTCTAATCGTAGAAAGTCAATGTATAAGGGTTATAAGGAAGGTCGCACTGGTCTGACTAAAATCAATAGATTGGCTGGATACGAGGATTTAGAGGACCAATCGATATCGATGAGGAAGCAATTTGCTCGACTCATTGAGTACCTTCAAATCTTACCCGTATCTCTTACCTATATTGATTATGTTGAAGCAGATGACATCATAGCATACCTTGCAAATCATTACTTCAAGAAAAATGTTACGATTATATCATCAGATAAGGATTTCTTACAATTGGTAAACCCACGTATCAGAGTATGGGCCCCTACAAAGAAGAAAATGTATGATGAGGCACTTGTAATAGAAGATTATGGTATTAAACCACAAAACTTGGTATTTTATCGTGTTATTGAGGGTGATAAATCTGATAACATTGAGGGGGTTCGTGGTGTGGGTCAAAAAACCATTCATAAAAAAATGCAATTCCTAAATGAGGATACGCTTGATTATGATGGGTTTATTCAAAAAATAAAAACTGAATGTGATGATAAGTTGTCACAAAAGTTGATTGAAAATGTGACAACTATGGAGATTAATTACAAGTTGATGCAACTCAAAGACCCTGAAATATCATCATCAATTAAATCAAATGTCAGAGAGATTATGGATTCACATAGCTCTAATTTTGATATTGTGGAATTTAAGAAGATGTTTATGTATGATAAACTATATACTGCATTTTCTAATGTAGATTCGTGGTTGAGAAATTCATTTTTATCTTTAGATGGTTTTTTAAAGAATGAAAAGTGATTATAGAACTGAAATTTGGAATGGTGAATTAGAATACCACACTTATACAGAACGTGGTTGGTTAGGTATAGGTGGGCCAGAACACCCTATGTTTAAAGGAATGGTCGAACGTATTTTAACGGAATCAAAATACATATCAGACTACAAGTTATATGTGATTGGTGGTTTACTGGAATCGTGGGTGTCTTGGGATGTTGATTTTGCCATAACTGGTGAATTTGACCCAATAAAAATAAAAGAGATATTTGAGATAATTACTAAGATTTCATTCGAAATGAGAATATTTACCGATTGCCACTATCAAAAAAAACTATGGCCAGTACATTTGTATTGTAGATATGGTGGATACGAGGAAGTACACGAGTGTTGGAGATTATCTAATCGATTTGCACGAGATGGGGTATATCAAGACCTAAGTAGCTTTGAGTATGCTGATGGGTTGTACAAACAAACAATAAATTATCCATTTCCAAAGCATATTAAGCGTAGGGAAGAAGGGTATAGTTATAAACCGCCACTTTTATTAAATTAAGTTTGGATAGTTAAAAATAAAGTCGTATATTAGTGACTATATGGAGAAGTTAGGAAGCAAGTTTAGTACATCATTTCAAAATAAGGTAATATCGGCTATCATATCAGATAGGTCGTTTACTCGACAAATCTATGATATACTAAAACCAGAGTACTTTGATTCGGAAGCGTCTGAGTGGTTAGTTAATACTACTCTAAAATATTTCGATGAGTATGAGACAATGCCAACGTTAGATGTCCTTAAAGTAAAGATAAATGGTATTGAGCGGGATGTACTGAAGACTTCAGTCGTGGATACTCTTAAATTTGCTTGGAATCACTTAGAAACCGAAGATTTACCTTACGTAAAGGAGCAAGTTCTTGATTTTTGTAAGAATCAGTCTATCAAGAACGCAATCTTAGATTCCGTGTCCTTATTAGAGGATGGTAAGTATGAAACTATTAAAAAGAATATTGATACTGCAATGAAAGCAGGTCAAGATTCTGATATTGGTCACGAATACAAGACTATGGTTACGGAAAGATACGAGGATAGCGTTCGTAATGTCGTATCTACTGGTTGGGATGTCGTTGATGAAATCACTCAAGGTGGGTTTGGTAAAGGTGAATTAATCCTATTCGCAGCTCCTCCCGGAATTGGTAAGTCTTGGGCTTTGGTTAACATTGGGGCTAATGCTATGAAAAAAGGTAAAACTGTGGCTCATTATACTTTGGAATTGAACGAAGGATATACTGGTCAGAGATATGATGCCGTTTTGAGTGGTGTTGCTGTCGCTAATCTAAAGTATAATATGGAAGATGTTGAGAAGGTAGTCCAAAACACACCAGGTGACTTAGTAATTAAACATTATCCTACTAAAACGGCAAGTGTGACTTCATTGAAGGCACATATGGATAAGATGATACTTCAAGGTAAGAAGCCCGATTTAGTTATTGTGGATTACGCTGACCTTTTACGAGGACCAAAAAAAGAAAAGAGACACGAAGAGCTGGAAGAAATCATCGAAGACCTTAGAGGTATGGCTGGTGAGTATGACGTTCCAGTATTCACAGCATCTCAGATTAATAGAAGTGGTGCAGAAGATGACATCATTACAGGTACTAAGATTGCTGGGTCATTCTCCAAGATGATGACTGCTGATTTTGTGGTATCATTATCTCGTAAGATTGAAGATAAACTCGCTGGAACTGGTAGATGGCACGTAATTAAGAATCGCTTCGGTCCTGATGGGATGACGTTCCCATCTAAAGCAAACTTCTCAACTGGTCAAATTCACATCTATAATGAGGACTCTATAAATGGTAGACAAACCAAAAAAGATATGAAACAAGGGGAGAGTTTAGTAAGAAAAGAATTAGCTCAAAAATATAAAGAAATGAGTGGTGATATTGGTTTTTAGAGACTATATATAACCACCCCAATTAACATAATGTCTAACAATTTAAAAAGGAGAACCCTATGGGTCTATTTGATAATCGCGTACCTTTTAAACCATTTGAATATCCAGAATATTACACCGAAGGTTGGTTAAAACAAGCACAGGCATTTTGGTTACATACCGAAATACCAATGCAAGGTGATATTAAGGATTGGAATGAAAATTTGTCACTCGAAGAAAAGAACTTGGTAGGTAATATCCTATTAGGGTTTGCTCAAACGGAATGTGCAGTCTCCGATTATTGGACAGTTTGGGTTACCGAGTGGTTTCCTAAACACGAAATCAAACAAATGGCAATGATGTTTGGTTCACAAGAAACTATTCATGCAACTGCATACTCATACTTGAACGAGTCGTTGGGATTGGAAGATTTCGAAGCATTCCTACACGAACCAGCAACTGCTGATAGATTTGAGAATCTTGCTAACATTGAAAATAACTATACTTGGGAAGACCTCAAGGAGAATCCAGATGCAAGAAGAGAAGTGGCAAGGTCACTCGCAATCTTCTCAGCATTTACTGAAGGTGTGGCTTTATACTCCTCATTCGCAGTTCTATTCTCATTTCAAATGAGAAATATGTTGAAGGGCATTGGGCAACAAATGAAATGGTCAGTACGAGATGAATCACTACACTCGAAAATGGGGTGTCAACTCTTCAGACATATGTGTGAAGAATATCCAGAGTTGAAGATAGAAGCAAAAGATGCAGTTGAAGACGCTGCAGAGATTATGTTGGATTTGGAATTAAAATACATCGATAAGATGTTTGAAATGGGTGACTTAGAAAACCTCAAGAAGGTAGACCTCATTAACTTTATTAAAAGTAGAGTAAATAGTAAGTACAACGAATTAGGTTATGAAGGTAGATTATTTGAATACGATGAAACTTCTGCAAATGGGTTAGATTGGTTCGCACATTTGACTGGGGGAACAACCCATACCGATTTCTTCGCAGTAAGGCCTACTGATTATAGTAAGGCAAATGAGGGTGAAGATTGGAATGATATATTTTAATTAGTTATGAAAAATTACGGAGAAGAATTAGGTTGGGAGTTAGGAGTTGACTTTCCAACTTGGGCAAATACTGAGATTTATGTAAAAACAATCTCAAAGGGATACTTACTCGCAGGAGAAGTTCCAAAAGACGCATATTGGAGAGTTGCTACTGCATCAGCACGAAGATTGAAGAAACCACAATTGGCATCAAAGTTCTTTGATTACATTTGGAGAGGTTGGTTGAACCTTGCATCACCAGTACTATCAAATATGGGTACTGATAGAGGTCTACCCATCTCGTGTTTCGGAATTGATGTAGCAGACTCAATCCAAGATATTGGTACAAAAAATCTTGAGTTGATGTTGTTGGCAAAGCATGGTGGTGGTGTTGGTATTGGTATCAACCAAATCAGACCAGCTGGAAAGCCGATTACGGACAATGGTACATCAGATGGTGTTGTACCATTCGCTAAAATCTACGATTCAACTATCCTTGCTACCAATCAAGGTGCAGTTCGTAGAGGCGCTGCGTCTGTAAATCTAAACATCGAGCACGAGGACTTTGATGAGTGGATTGAAATTCGTGAACCAAAGGGTGATGTTAATAGACAATGTTTGAATCTACACCAAGCAGTAATTGTTGGTGATAAGTTTATGAGGCAACTCGAAGAGGGTGATGCTGAAGCAAGACGCCGGTGGGGTAAAGTACTCCAAAAACGAAAAGCAACTGGTGAACCTTATATTATGTATAAAGGTAATGTAAACAAAGCAAATCCAGAAGCATATAAACAAAACTCATTGAAGGTCTTTATGACTAACATTTGTAGTGAGATTGTACTTCATACTGACGAGTCCCATTCGTTTGTATGTTGTCTATCATCGGTTAACTTAGCTAAGTATGATGAGTGGAAGGATACTGACCTTATTTACACCGCAACATGGTTCTTAGATGGTGTACTCGAAGAGTTCATTCAGAGAGCAAAGAATATGAGAGGTTTTGAGAACTCAGTCCGTTCAGCAGAGAAGGGTAGAGCACTTGGTTTAGGTGTTCTTGGGTGGCACACATACCTACAACAAAATGGTATGTCATTTGAAGGCCTTCCATCTCAATTCGAAACTCGTAAGATATTCTCTCAAATCAAAATTGAGTCTGAACGGGCATCTCGTGATTTGGCTCAAGAATATGGAGAACCACTATGGTGTATTGGAACTGGTATGAGAAATACTCACTTGAGAGCAATCGCACCAACTGTATCAAACTCTAAATTAAGTGGTAATGTATCTGCTGGTATCGAACCTTGGGCCGCAAACGTATTTACTGAACAAACCGCAAAGGGTACTTTTATTCGTAAGAACAATGAATTAGAACGTGCTCTTCGTAAGATGGGTATGAATAACAAAGATACTTGGAATCAAATCCTCGAAGATGGTGGGTCTGTGCAGGGGTTAGATGGATTAGATAGTTGGGGTTATGTAGATGGTAAGTTATTACCTAAAGATAAGATTGACCCACTAACAATCGAAAACAATCAAGTTGATTGGCCAAAGGATGTATTTAAGACATTCAAAGAAATCAACCAATTGGAGTTAGTAAAACAGGCTGGTGTTAGACAACAATATATCGACCAATCCGTATCACTTAACTTAGCATTCCCATCACAAGCATCGCCAAAATGGATTAATCAAGTTCATCTTGAGGCTTGGAAACAAGGAATTAAAACTCTCTATTATATGAGAACAGAGTCGGTACTTCGTGGAGACATCGCAACTCGTGCCACCGACCCTGATTGTGTATCTTGCGATGGTTAAATTATTATGAAACAATATATATACTTTTCAGCACCTTGGTGTGGACCTTGCAGAATGTTAGGACCAGTTATGGAACGAGTGAATGCCACTATTCCAGTTCAAAAGGTAAACATTGAAGAACAATCTGCATTGGCACAACAATACAATGTAAGAAGTATCCCGACGGTAGTTCTATTAGAGAATGGTAACGAGATTAAACGAATTGTAGGAGCAAAATCAGAATCAGAATATTTAAACGTATAAGTTATGAAAAATAGTAAAATGTGTCTAAATGGTATGGTTGGTAGTGAGGAAGCTACCATCCAACGAATGTTAGACTCGGTTGTAGATTATATTGATTATTATGTAATTCAATGTAATGGTAAAGACAAAACTCAAGAGATTATTGATAGTTTTTTTAAATCAAAGGGTGTTCCTGGCTTTACTTATTATGTAGATTGGAACTTTCCTGGTTGGAATCGTGACCATACTTTACAAGAGTGTTTGAAAGCAGACCACGGGTGTGATTGGATTCTGAGAATGGACGCAGATGAACAATTAAAAGTGGATGATGATTTTGATTGGAGTATATTAAACGATACATCGGTGGAATCTTGGAATATTGTAGCAGACCCTGGAAATTCATTATATTTCCGTACTTGGATGTGGAACGCAAATCTACCTTGGTTCTTCCAACACGACAAAAGACACGAAACGATACATTTACCAAATCGTGGTGAGGGTTTCCAAAGACTAAATCTACCTAAATCATTCAGACACATCATTACTAATGATGGTGATACTTGGATGGCACCAATGAAGTTTATTACCGATGGGTTGACCCTTGAACTTGATAAAGTACCAACAAGACTTGTACTTGAAGATTATTATCACCTATGGTACATCGCAAAATCATACCACGATGGATATCGTGATATTGATAATCTACCATTTGGTAAAGCCCACTCAGATGAGTATGCTCGTAGAGTAATATTTTATTATACTCAATATTTAAATAAAACGCATGATTTTGAAAGCAGACAACACTCTAAGTACGTTGATGATATGGGTTACTATGCTTGTATTTTGATTTCGGAAGCATATGATTGGATTGGTGATGTTGATAACGCATTACACTACTTGAAGACTGCAACCACTTTTAATTCTCGTAGAAACGAACACTACGTCAAACTGGCACAATTGTATCAAAGATTGGAACAATGGGAAAATATGGTTCACGTTACTGGAATGCTCGTTAATCCACAAAGAACCAATCCATTTCCTGAGTTTTCATTCTTGATAGAAAACTCCGCATATTGTGATACTGGTAACTTTTGTAACGAACTACACGAAATTGCATTAAATGGACTCAACTCGTAAATACGATTATATTATTGTTGGTGCTGGGTTTTTTGGAGCAATCTGCGCTCACGAATTAAAAAAAGCCGGTAAACGGGTTGCTGTTTTAGAGAAACGAGACCACATTGGTGGAAATACTTACACCGAAGAGAAAGATGGCGTGCATATTCACAAATATGGTGCCCATATCTTTCATACCAATAATAAAGATGTTTGGAATTATGTAAATCAGTTTGCAGAGTTCAGACAATATGCTCATAGTGTCATTGCTAACTATAAAGGTAAGATTTACACCCTACCATTTAATATGAATACATTCAATCAAATGTGGGGAGTAACTACACCTCATGACGCAAAGAAAAAGATTGAAGAACAGCGATATGATGGTAAGATAACCAATTTGGAAGAACAAGCTCTTTCGCTCGTTGGTAAGGATATCTACGAACGGCTGATTAAGGGTTATACTGAAAAACAATGGAGAAAACCTGCGACTGAACTACCAGCATCAATCATAAAACGACTGCCTGTTAGATTTACCTACAACAACAACTATTTCAACGATAAATACCAAGGTATTCCAATAGGTGGATACACTCAGATATTTGAAAAAATGTTGGATGGTATTGATGTAAAATTAGGCGTTGACTACCTTTCCGAAAAGGACAAGTGGGATGTAATGGCTGATACGGTAATTTACACAGGCCCAATCGATAAATACTTTGACTATCAATTTGGTGATTTAGAATACAAATCAGTTTGCTGGGACACGATGAAGATTAATAGTGACAATTACCAAGGATGTGCTGTGATGAATTACACCGATGATTCCTCATTTACTCGTATTATTGAACACAAATACTTTGATGACCAAAATCAAAAAGTAACGTGGGTTAGTATGGAGTTCCCACAAGAGTATAAGAGGGGTATTGAACCATTTTATCCGGTGAATGATGAAGCAAACAACGAAAAGTATCGTAAGTACAAAAAACTTGCAGATAATGACAAAGTAATATTTGGCGGCAGACTCGCAGAGTACAAATATTACGATATGCACCAAGTAGTGGCCTCTGCGTTAAATAAAGTTACTAAAATCTTGGAAAATGAATAATAATTTTGTATATTAGTGAAAAGATTTAGAATGGCTTTAAGAGGAGAATCACATCCACAACATAAACTTACGGAAACCCAAGTAAGGTCTATCCGTAAGTTGTGGGCTGTCGGACATCGAAACATCAGAGTATTAGCCCAAAACAATGGAGTATCACAGGCAAATATCCGTAAGATTGTAAAGGGTCAAACATGGACCCATATCTTATTTGGAGAATTTAATGATTATCAATGAAAGTAGAGGGGAGAATATATACCGATACATCTAAACTATCAGTAAGACCTATATCTAAGTCAGTTGCAAGGGATATAATTGTAGCAAACCATTATTCTCACGCATGGACTAAGGTATCTTACTCATTTGGATTATATG